TTATAATCATCAATTGTTATATTAAATCTTCTTTTATAATTTCTATTTCGTTGTTTTTCTGGATTTTCTTTATATCGTTTTTTATGTCTGCAAGGAATTTAGTAGCTAATCCAACTCTACGTCTACTATGTGGTGTATTAATGAAAGTAGTTGAAGCATGTCTTTCAGTCAATGATTGCGCTGAAACAGCACCAATAAAATCATAATACCCATATTCCCCTACTTGTTTTCTTACATCCACGTAAGGACGTAACTTACTACCTTCTTGTTGCAAAAGTAACTCAAAACCACGATGGAATTGATTTACAAATGCAGTTGTTATTTGTGTACTCATTATTTTAATTCTCCTATATTTTATTTTAGTGTTCAATTATTGAACGCGGCTACCTTCTTACGAAGACCAATTCAACTCTTGTGTTTTGCGGGTTATATGGCTCCCCTACACCCTTTTAATATAGGACCTTTTTTAAGATTTATGTAAGACGTTTACACGCTACCCTACATTCTATCTTTAATATCTTCTAAATATTTTGTTAAATATTTTGTTAAGTTTTTTGATATTTCTATATCATCTTTTAGTAATCCTACTGCTGAATTACAAGAATAACATAATAAACCACGAATTTTACCTGTTATGTGGTTGTGGTCAATAAAAAAATGTTCTGTTTTTATACTACCTGAATCATTTGAACCACAAATATCACATTTACCATTTTGTTTTTTAAACATTTTATTATAATCATCAATTGTTATATTAAATCTTCTTTTATAATTTCTATTTCGTTGTTTTTCTGGATTTTCTTTATATCGTTTTTTAACATGTTTAATTATTTTTTCTTTATTATCAATGTAATATTGTTTATTATTTATTTTTTGGCATTTTCTACACCAATAATTTAATCCGTCTATTGCTTTACTACATTTATTAAATTCACTTTCTTCTTTTTTTATTTTACATTTACCACATTTCTTCATTTTTACCTCCATTCAGGTTAGGGTTGAGATGTGGAATGGCACATCTCATTACTGCCGCTAAGCACCCTATTATTACATTCTATCTTTAATGTCCTCAAGTATACGTAATTTTATTTTTTTAAACTTCTTCTTGTCACCACCTGAAGCTTCATCTATTTCATCATCTATCACAGATTTTATGATGGAAATAAGTTCTTCTTTAGATTGTTCTTTACCAGGATCACCCTGATCGCCTTTTGGGCCTTCTTTTAAATATACTTTCTTTCCTGGTGGCACAACTTCTAAGGTGGCATCTATCTTAGGATTAGTATATATCTCAAATGGTTCTTCCCACGGCTTTAGATATATCCTATCATCTACAATTACTTCTAATTTAGCCATAAATGTTCCTACTATACCTTGTGGTATAATACTATTAAGAGCAGGAACTTCAACTATTACTTCATTTATGTCAAAAATAGCTGGAAAAGAATACTCAATATCTTCAATTGTTAATGTGAAAATATATTTAGCTATTCCTTTTCCTATTCCTTTTTCACTAACACCAAAAATAAGTCTTGTATTCTTGTCAATTTCAAATTGTAACTTTTCTGTAAATCCTAATGTTTCCATTTATGTTCCTTCTGGATACGCATATTCATATAATTTTGTTCTTTCTGTATTTGCTTTATCATGGTCTGGATGAAATTTATCAATCAATGGATGACTATCACCTTGTTTATACATATCTTCTTCCAATTTTGAAATTTTTGCTAAAGCTTCTCTTGGTGTTAATTTAGATGCTCCACCTGGTTTTGTATCAGTAATTTTATCTTCACCTAAACCTTCAGCCAACTTCATTGCTAACTTATGTAACATTGGCTCTTGTCCAGCACCTGAATCCTTTAACCACTTTCTAATGGAACCATCTTTATCTAACTTCATTATCATATTGTTTGATTTTTTAGAAACTTCATCATACTTAGCACCATACTCTTTCCTAATTTCTTCATGGCCTTCTTTTAATCTTGTTGAACTATTTTCAGTAATACCAGTATAATTATCTAACGCTTTAGTTTGTAAAAAATCCCATACTTTTCTACCTTGTCTTTTTGTCAATCCTAACTTATGGGCCTTTTTTCTAAAGTCATTCTCATAATTAATATTAGATGGCCAATTTTCTGGAGCATTCTCAGGATTATTTAACTTATACTCTACATCTGTATCAGGTCTTCCTGTTGCTTTATGATAAGTTTCCCATTCTTCACTCGTCCATTCTTTCCTTGGTAAAAATGTCTTATCTTTACCAAATGATTTTTGTGCACTTACATAACCTTTTACCAATCCTTCAACATCTTTAATATCTGCTAATGACGCTTCACTAGCTAAATCTTCTGGAATTGATTCTCTCCATTGATCTATTGTAAAAACTTTTGGTTCATCAGATTTTCCTTCTTCTGTTACTCCAGTATCTAACCCTTCTTCTGTTCCTTCTTCTGTTGTTCCTTCTTCTGGCATAATTGCCTCCTTTAGTTACCTCTACTAATCTCTGGACTATATTTCAAGCTACCCTACGAGACCAAAGGTTCTCTTTTTAATTTATTCTATCTTTAATATACAATAATAAACTACGTTTTCCCTCTCTAAAAGCCAAATCTTCATTTGACATTTTCATTGTTCGCATGGATTTATTATACCATGCTATTTTTTCTAAATCTATCATTACTTTCATCCCAGCTTCACCTGAAAATAAAACTTTATACTGTTCTTTTAATTCTTTTAATTTATTATTCATTTATTCCTTCTTTTAATCCATCCAATTTCTTATTATAATTTTTCAATTCGTCTTTTTTCATTTCTATTTCATCTTGAATTTGTTGTTGTTTAATTTTATCAACAGTTTTTCGTAGTTCTTTATATAAATCACTTATTTCTTGTTTAATTCTAAAAAAACAAAAATCATAATTTGTTTGTTGAACATTTTTATTCATAGCAACCAATTCTGATTGTTGAACATAATTTGTTTCAACATTGGCAGCAAGAGCAGCATGTGCTGATTGTTTTGCAAAATGATTATAAACTACAAATCCTGCTGCAAAAATTGTAATTAATCCAACTATACTTGCTATTATTTTTTGAGTTTTTCCCCAGTTCATTTTTTATCCTGCATACGATTCCGCCTTTGCTACCTTTTCAGTAGCATTTGCTCCTTGTTCAACCATACCCATTTGTGCTTGTTGTTGTTCTATTTGCATTTGCTGCATTTGCATTTCTTGTTGTGCTTTCTGTAATTCTGCTCTTCTTACTCTTATCTCTTGAACTTGATCTTTTGTTCTCATTACTCCAACAGGATCACCTGAAGCATCAGCTACAAATTTAATAGCTTCATCAAAATCAACATTATCAAGTATTTCAGGTCTTTCAGTTGACCTTGACCACTCAATTGCTGTATTAACAATTATCATAGTAGATTGTAAATAGCTTTGCTTTTGTGCTCTAGCCAAAGGAGATGTGTAAATTAATAAAAATTCTTTACCTTCAATCTCTTTTGGTGCTTCTGGAATACGAGGCAAACCAAATCTATCTGTGCTTCTTTGTAATATACTTATAACTCTATTTAATAAAACATCCATAAATTCAGTCATTAGTCTACCAAATGTTGGTCCAAGAACTCTCATATTTTCTGTCATTCTTGTTCTTACTTCAAGAGCTGTCATTTCAGTCTTATTGATTACTTGAAGCTGATTCATTAAATAACCATCACGAATATGATCTTGCTCTGTATTTAACATTTCAAGATTTACAGGTAAATTAGCACCTAAATCAATAGGTCTAATCCAGCCTTCTGTTTGTGGGTCATAATAATTCTTTCCACCAGGATTCATATCCACATCTTCATTTTCATCTGGAATATTTATTGGTGGGTCAGCAACTTTTTCACCTGTTCTTAATAATGTTTCCTTCATTCTATTTACTGATTTTATACTTGGTAGGAGGGTAATACTTGGTGAGCGACCATACTTCTCAGTCGTATTCTTTATCCATCGTGGAACCACATATGGAAATTCTTCATATCCACTTTCCGCTAACTCTGTTTCTTCATCTAACTCAAGCCAATGAGAAGCAAACTTCATCTTCTTCGCATCTAAATTATCTTCATCAAATACCCAATCTTCTCTTGGGAAAACACAATGCAATATATCAAAATCTTTTTCTTCATTGCCTTCATTATATTCTTCTTTAACATGATCACTTACATTTTCAATTCCCCATTTCTGTACAATTTGTCTTGCTGTCCATTTGAACTTTCTAAACAATGTATCTACTTTACCTTCGTGGCTTTCAGCAATGTAAATCTCTTTTATATGTCTAGTAGAAAAAGTTAAATCTTTATCTAACTCATCTGAACTACCAATAAACATTACACCTGTACCAACTGTAGTTAAATCCAAATACATCTCATTTACAGATGAATAAAAATTAGACTCATCAAACGCTCTCTTAACTTGCTTATTTAAATCATTTAACCATTGTTTTACACTAGCTTTTTCTTTCAACTCTTCATCATTTATTGATATATCAAACCAATCTGTCGCTTGATTTGTAATAGTTGAATTGATCATAGCAGCAAGTCTATCACTAGAAATCGCGGCCGTATCATCAGGCACATCAGCATTCTTAATATCACCAGGCAAATCACCATCATAAATACCTTCTCGTGAAGGGTTACAATAATGGATCACTTCTTGCCATGTTTCTTCCCAAGTGCTTCTATTCTTCTGCACATCTTCAAATTTTTGCATTAATTTTGTTACTTCCATATTTTACCTCAATGTTGGTGTATAAATTATTGGATTTGTTAAATCACCACTCAATCTTGTATCTAAGAAACCAAACTGTCTTCGCATTCGTGATTTAGCACGCCTTGTGGCTCTGTTTTTAGCTTGACCTAATGATTTTATAAAATCAGCTGGACTCACTTCTTCTTCTTCTTCTTTAATTACTGGTTCAGTGATGGTAGTGGCTGGTGTTTTTTTCTTTACAATGTCTTTTCCATCAGCATTTCCACCTTCAGGGTCTCCACCTATTCCTCTGGCTGCTTGTCTACTTTCAAAACCAGGTAAATTATTATATGAAATAGGGGATATTGCAGTGGCTAATGCTCTGCAAGGAAAGGATCTTTTGTAACAGCTAAAGCACTTAAGAAAACATTCCCAGCTTTTTTCTTATTAAAATTATAATCAAGCCCCATTTTAGTTGGTTCATATCCATATTTATCAGCTAATGTTTTATCTGTTGCTGCCCACGCTGATTTAATATCTTTTTCAGATACATTACCCAAATCAGGTCCCAATTCTGCACTAAATCCAGTTGTTTGTAAATCTGCTGCAGTTTTTGCTTTTGAAATATCAGTTAATGATGGTGAACCTAAATCAATATTTCCTACTCCATCTGAATTACCACTACCACCTCCAGGATCAGCACCTGGGTCAGGGTCACCACCTTTAGGATCACCAAGAGCACCTTCCATACCAGCATCACTCAAACCTTTACCGCCACCGCCGCCACCGCCGCCGCCGCCACCGCCGCCGCCACCCGTTGATTGATTATTAGTGCCACCAATTCCTGTAGAATTAAAACTACCTTCGCCTTCATAAGATGAACTTTCATTACCATCAAAATTACCATCACCTCCACCATCACCATCACATAAAGCTAAAGGACCTGAGTATTCAAACGACTCTGATAATATTTCTTCTCCACTCTCTATATTCCAAACTACTTTTGTATAAATTTTCATTTACCTATTTCTCCTGATACGGCTTAATATTTTTTTCAACACTATATACTCTGGTTTCTTTCATTTTATTACCAAATATGTTTCTATCCCAAACTTCTTTTGGAACCTCTGGACTATACCACTTAATCCTATTTACATTTAACTTTATTCCTAACTCTGCTACTGGTTCTAATAATTTTTGAATTAATGAATTACCTTGAAATTCTGGCAATATGAAAGCACTTAATACAAATAATTCATGATTTAATCCATTATCATACCGTACATGAATATAACCTACAGGTTTTTCACCAGCATACAATATCCATACAATATGACGCTTATTTGGAGAAAATAACTTGAATACAACCCAATCTATATACTTCTCTTTACTACAATCATAAACATTCTTATCATTGATTCGCATTAAATTGGTAAACTCTTGTAACTGCATTGCAGTTTTTAGTTTTTTTACTTGTACCATTGCTTTCTACCACTATCTTTTAAATAATTTCCAGACTTCTTATGCAATATATCTTGTTCTTTATAACTCAACGCTAAATACCTAAAAGCATCAGCAGCATGTGAACTCCAATCATGCTGAGGCTCATTTAAATAAACACTCATCTTATCATTCCACTTCTTTTGATAATGCTTCAAACACTTTAAACCAACTTCACACTTCTCACGATCAAAAACACACTTTGGTAAAAACATCCGTACCTGCTCAATCCCATCTTGCCTATTAATCTTCCTCGTTACAGGCTTAAACCTGACACCTAAATCCTTCGCCTGAGAGATTATACTCTTTCCACTCCCAAACTCATGCTTCTTTATGTCAAACGGCGCATAATGCACTCCGTATATATAAGGTAGTTGATTGATATACTTGATATAATGAGGCAAACCTTCTCCCTCATTCTCATAGTAATCTATTATACGAACTTCACTCAACCCAGTCTTTTGATAAAACCAAATCGCAGTGGCATCCGTGAAACCAATATCCCACGCCGTATACACCTTCTTATTCGGATCATGAGGCACTGATGTAATTTTCTTATCCTTATCTATCTTGTTGATTATCTTCCCATAATAAGACGCAGCATTTGATACATAAAAACTTACTTCATACTCTTGTTCAAAAGCTTCATCCGTCATCATACTCTTGGCATTCGCTAACTCTTGCATTGGAACCACATCAGTCTCAGAACTCTTGAACTTGGCATGAAACCAATCATCCGTATTCCTAGCATACTCATATATCTCTTGAAAGAAATTGGCACCCTTTGGAGTTCCAATAAACACCACAGTCCCAATCTTATCAGAAATGGCAGGTCTGATTATCTCAATCCATACCTCTGACTTCATCTGCGCTACTTCATCTAAAATAACATAATTTAATCCCAAACCTCTAAGACTATCAGGCTCAGACGCACCAAGCAATTTTATCACAGCTCCATTACCAAACTTTACCTTTAACTCAGATTCTAAAATTACAGTATCGCTACTTCTTTAGCCTGTACACGCGTTGGCGCAAGGTACGCTCCATAAAACATCGTATCCTTAGTCTCTAAAGCAGCCCTGACTAACAACGCTACAGCTAAATAAGTCTTACCAAACCTACGATGACATACTAAAACATTGAAACGCTTCAACTCCTCAATAATATACTGCTGAAACTTACGAGGCTTGAATATAGAAACCTTCTTTACATCTTCTTTAATTAAATCATTATAGGCCATATTATCTCTTTCTTCCCTTATTAATCTTCTTTAAATAACTCTTATAATCCTTCTTAGTAACAGAAGGCATCCAATTTAAACCAGGAATATTAATCACAACTTTAGTATTCTTTTTTATCTTCTTCTTAGCCATATATATAGAATTTCCACTATTTAACTTATATCTCTTTATCTTCATATTCCCTCCCTAAATTCTTAAGTAATCTATCATCTTTTGTAATATAGCTACATCATCTTGCGCATATCCTAATGAAGTATTACAAAAATAACATAATAACCCTCTAACTTTTCCTGTTATATGATTATGGTCAATAAAAAAGTTTTTATAATTTTTTCTTCCAACATCTTTTCTACCACAAATAGCACATTTACCGTTTTGGTTTTTTAATAAAATATTATAATCATCAACATCTATATTATATTTTCTTTTATAATGTCTT